CCTCCAACACTGCAATACGAGCCAGGGCCAGTTCCGCAGTAGGATACACTCCGTAGATATAACTCTCGGGAGCACCACGATTTTCTGCACGGACAATAAACACTGAAGTCATTTAGAACTCCTTTTTGCTGAACATGCCCATATTATAGCATTAGGGCTATTTCTGGGCAACCGATTTTGCCAACTCCAGTTGTGATTTTAATTGAAATTTTCGGATGTAATGTGTTCCAGATCTTCGCCGTGGAAGTCAGTGTAGATGCCCAGCACATGCCATTGCAAAAACTCTTTGATTTGAGCATCTGTGGGGGTCACACCGCCGTAAATCTCAGCAGATCGTTTGATGTTGTTTATGATGTTCTTTGGGACGTTAATGGTAACTTGCATTTGGAACTCCTGTTTGTTGCTGTCTATGTGTGTATTATAGCAGTTTGAACAATACGGGTCAACCGATTTCACCAACTCCAGTTGCGATTTCGTCTTCTGCTGGCATGCTTTCTAGCACATCATAAACCATGCTCAACGGGATGCCCAAGCGACGAGCGATACGGGTAGGGTGCTCGCCTTCTGCCAACATCTGTTCAACTTCCATATACAGGTCTGACATTTTGCTCATTTTGAGTCCTTTTCTCTGAACATGCCCATATTATAACAGTTCGAACAATACCGGTCAACCCCACAAAAAAACCCTGCTCTGGGCAGGGTTTTTGTTGTTTTAGCAACTAAGTGTTGCAAACTCGAGTTGGCAACTTAGAAGTTGTATTCTACGCCTACACCGTATTGTGTGACGTCTGTGGTTGTGTCGATGAAACTATAACGAGCATTGAAAGCCAGGGCCTTGTTCATGTCATAACGCACACCAACTCCGCGACCGGTCTTGCCAGTATCGGTTTCACCGTAGTTGGCCAACACACTCAGTTGGCTGGTGATTGCTTGGCTTACACCAATGCTCTTGCCAGTGGTGCTCACGTTGCTTGCCACGTCACTGCTGTACAGACCAAACACTGTGGTTCCGGTTGAGGCCAGGTTATATTTCACACCAAAAATATTGCTGGAACTAGAGATGCCATCGTCGTAACGAGCAAAGGTAGCCGATAATGGTCCTTGTGTGTAGTCAATACTGCCTGCTGTGGTATTAGCAGTACCGGCCACTTCGCTGTTGGCCAACTGATAGTTAGCAGTGAAACCAGCAACAGGCGCGCTGCTCACAAACAATGCGTTCTGAACACGTGAACCTTGTGCGTTATGCACGGTGCCCACGATGGTGCCATATGCATTTTCAAACACATCAAAGTTATCCAATGCGCGGACCGCCGAGTGTTTGTCACGGCCCATTCCCACGGTTCCTAGGCTGTTGCTGAGATTGAATCGAGCAGTGCGGTCACCCAGTGTGGTAGCACTTGGCGCATCTACGGCAACACCAGTTTCGAGAATGGCAGTAGCAGTAACACCACTACCAACATCGCCAGTGGCTTTGAAACCCAGGCGGCTGGAATCATTGGTCAATCTAGTGAGGGGGCTAGCGGTACCTAGGGTGTATGATTCTTCATACACACGCACTTTGCCGTAGACGTTGACTTGGGGAGCGGTTTGTGCTGAGACAGCACCAGCGGCCAATGCCAGGGCCAAGAGTAAAGCATATTTCTTCATGAAGTTTTTCCTTTTTAAAAATTGTTAGGCGTGCTTGTGGCACACTCTTACTTAGTAATAATACTGATATCCTTGCTATTTTACGACCAATTTGGCTGCTTCTGCGTCAGAATAGGTAGAAGGCAACAGGTTTGCCTGTGGTGGAACTGTGGCCGGAGTGGCCGGTATATTGGTATCCACACCCACATTCACCGCGTTCAATGCAGCAATGTTCCTACCTTCTCTTAGACATGCTACTATGGCCTGGCCACCTTGTGTGTTTAGATCGGCCACGGTTTCAAGAAATTGACTGGGGCCATTCTTTTGAGTATTGAGCCCATAGTTAGGCAAACTTTGCACAAAGCTCATGATTGGTCCTCTACCTGTGGTCAACAAGTTAGGAATATCTATACTGGCCAAAGATAGATTGGTGTTCTCTGAAACAAGACTTGAGGCCATGTCGGTGAAGTTGGTATTTAGGTTAGCACTTTGTGTGGGATAAGAACTTTCAATACTGGATACTTCAGCCGAAGCATTACTGATCAACGCACTCAATGCCAAATCCACATTGCTGTATGTTCCTGCTCCGGGGCCGGGAGGTATGTCCACAGTATTTCCTATACCTGTGTTGTAAACTCCATCCACAGTGTTTTTCATTCTCACATAGGTCACTGTCAATGTACCAAGTATACCTGCCGAGGTCATTGAATTGATAGTGGTAGTCACATTGGTGAGATCACTGGTAAACGGTATACCAACTGCTGCCCCTAATAGATCGGTTATGACCAATGTACCATTGGGACCACTTCCTGTGGCATAGGTATTAGAATAGTATGCAGCCACTGACGCCGGTACTGCTTGTTGTAATGCAGATATTGCAGGTAAATCTCTAGTGGTCTGCATATTGCTAAATGCTGCGGCCAACTGAAGCAATGAAAGGGTGCTGATATTTTTAATCTGTTGCAAACTGACCTGTATGGCTTTGTTGGCCAAGGCCTGGTCCGAAGGTATGATCCTACTAAGGCGTTCATAAGTGATAGTTCCCGGACCGGCCAATGTCAACACATATTGCGGTAAGTAGATCAACAATTTTGAATTTACCACGCCTTGATTATTGTCATAGATGGCTCGCAACACCGAGGTGGCATCCTGATTGTAAGTTCTTACTGTGAGGCTAGGAAAACTGTTGGGGAAGATCTTTACCGGGTTCAACAGATCTGCCATGGTGGTGATGTTTGCAGTGGTCACACCAAACACAGCCACCACCTGTTCTAGGTCAGTACCTGTGATATTCTGCATACCAATATATGCCAATCGTTGCACATTGGTATCAACATTGATACTAGGGTCGGTAAGATTACCGATACTGGCCTCATCTAGTCCGGCCTGCGTCAATGCAGCACGGATACCCGGAGTGATGTTTGTTAATGTGACCAACTGTCTGAACAATGCAGCGGGAGATCCAAAATTTCCTAGATTGTTCAAATCAATCAACTGCCCAAGTTTAGCAAGATCAGCACCAAATGTTCCTGTGGCCAAAGTAGCATCGCTGAGATTACCAGTGATCAAACTGTTCATTGTGGTGAATGTAGATCCAAGATAGGTCTGGCTGTTGACGCTGGTGTTGATGTAATCGTTAGTAGTAAGCACATAACCCTGGGCAGCAGAAAATACTTGTGCGAACACAGTGACATTTCCATTGCCGAGATAACTGCTGCCTTGTGCTGTCACTATACCAGTGAATCCTGATAATGCATTGGTTCCTAAACTGGCATAGGCTGCTGGTGTGTTATCGGCCAAGGCCGGCACCGTGCCAGAACAGAATGTGACCATGTAACTCAATGTGTTACTACTAATATTAGCAGAGGTATTAGAATAAGCAGCACTCACCGCAGAAAAATATGTCGAAATCAGAGTAGTACCGGTATAACTACCAACAGCAGCAGTCCAGGTATTGGCCAGACTTACACCGCCATTGTTGCTCAGTGTAGCACCGGCGATCATCTGCAAAGGTGTTAGTACGCTTGTAACCATAATTTATCCTGCAAAAACATCCGGACTGCCTTGTGACACAGCGGTACATCCGGCCAATGGGTCACCCACTCTGGCTAAGGGTCTTCCGTTCACAAATACTGTTTCACTGCCTCTGGATATAGGTGCTGTGTGAGGCGGGCAAGTCCGTCCACCGGGCAGCAAATGAGGAGTTGAATTATCACCTTGCCTGGCCGCTGCTATTCCATTGATGAAAACATCTTCGCTGCCCGCAGCGATAACGTATCCGCTGCAATGCGGAATTCCTTGATCACCTTTTCTAGCGGCTGCGGGCACGTTCAATCTCCACGAGTCTTAAAAATTTATCATTCCATGAATCAATTTCTTCATGCTGTTCCCGGGTATGCGGACCGGGCGGTATCTCAGGAAGAAACTCTATCACATGATCAAAATCATCTGGGATATTTTCATAGAGATCATACTCAGCAAGAGCATTGCCACGCATGATCACAAATCTATGTCCCATGCTGTATTTATGGGTGCAAAATGTCAGACCAATTGGATGTTGGTAGTGCTCTGCATGTATTGATCAGCAAATGCTTTATCGCTGGCCACTGCCACGGTCACAGTAGCCTTGCTTAAAGAGATATCTTTGTCAGGCGATACAGTGAACAAATAAGGCATGAGCCCAGGTCCTTTGGCACCCATAGCGATGACCATGGGTTTTGATAGTTTGTAGTGAGTAGCAGTTTCTTCATTGAGTCTGGCCACTAGTTCTTCACCTGATGTGAGTTTGAATGTGACCACTTCGTTTGCACTTACGCCTTTGTCTATTAACATGATTTACACTTTCTTTTGTATTAAAAATTGATAACCTATTGAAGATATATTGATGTTGGGCAAGAACATGTTCACAAATGCATCAATTGACATTTTTCCTCTGTCCAACACATCAGGCAAATGATCCCAGAGGTAATCATCAAACAGCATGAACCCGGTAGGATTCAGTAATCCAAAGCACATACAAGCATCGGTCAAAGTGGCGTCTGCTTGATGATTGCCATCTACATATATGAAATCAAATGTCTTTCGCTGAGTTATGAGATCGGCCAATGCATAGTAACTAGGGCCTCTCATGATGTTCACTGTTTGTTGCGGTTTTTTTGCTTCAGACACATTGGCTTGGAATCGAGCAAATACTTCCTCATCCACTGTGTAACTGTCATCTCTGAAAGGATTGATATGATGATTGGCAAAAGGATCAACACATGTGATTGTTCCTGAATCCGAAAGCAGGTTTTCTAACATCCAGCACGAACTACGCCCTTCGTGGCTGCCAATTTCTAATATGTTGTTGACATAACCCGGTTGGGGATGATGATCTCCCATGCAGGCGTTCTTGACCAATGTAAAATTATCAATGGCATAGGTGAACCAGTCTGATGTGTATTCGGCCATTTAATCTCCGTATCCGCCAGCGGTTTCTTCAATATATTTTCTTAGTTCTGTGAATCCACCAACGTGATTGTTGTTCACAAAAATCTGTGGTACTGTTCTTGCTGTGGGCACAGCCTCCAACAGGTCTTCTCGGGTGTATCCATAACCGATTTTCTTTTCTTCGTATGCAATATTACGTTGCTCTAATAGAGCCTTGGCTTGATCGCAGAAGGTACAGTTGTCTTTGCTCCAGACTATGGCTTTCATTGTGTTCTCCTTATAGATTTGGTAATTGGTCGTAGTCGAGGCTTTCGCTCATCACGCCGATAACATAGTTAGTTGATTCGTTCTCTTGCAGTGCAGTTTGTTTCTTTGAAGTATCCGAATGTTTGTTAAACCATGGAATAGGTGTACTCCTAGGTGCAGGTGATTGATACTTAATTCCTATATCTTTGAGTGCCCCCACTGCTGTGTAATCTACAAAGTCTTTGAGGATGTTGGCATTGAGACCGATCACCGGACCCCGATTGAACAAGTAGTCCGCCCAGATTTTTTCTTCTCGGATCACATCTAGGTATAACTCGTATACTTCGGCTTCGCATTCTACCTTGGCCTCGGCAAAGCGCGGATCCTCTTTGACCACTTGATTGATCATGAACGCAGTCCATTCTTTGTGTAACAATTCATCTTGTAGAATCAGACTGATGATGTTGCCATTGCCGATGAAGATCTTGTTCTCTACCATGGCCAATGAAGTAGCAAAGGATACCATGAACCTAAACGCTTCTAACGCATAACTCGCATGTAGTGCCATCCATATGGCTTTTATGTGGCTTTTTTCGCTCACTGTTTTTGGATTGATCTCTTTGAAGCAGTTCAGCTGGTGCAGTTTGTCATAGTAGTCTCCTACACTACTCGCCATGTCCACGATCTCTTGTGTGTCATGGATGGTGTTAAACACCTCCTTGGGCACATTGTAGATGTTGCGGATGATGTGGCTGTAACTACGGCTATGAATGTTGGTTTCAAAGAAACTCCAGTTGTACATCAAGGCTTCTAGTTCAGGCAAACTCACGCAAGGTGTGAATACTTGTGCTGGCCCTCGACCTTGCAAACTGTCCAGGGCTGTTTGTCGCAGCAGATTTGATGTGAAGATATGTTTCACAGCATCTGACGCATCTTTGAAGTCATTGGCGTCTTTGCTGAGACTGATCTCTTCTGGCACCCAAAAGAACCCACGAGCAGTCTGTTCTATCTTTTGTATCTTGTTGTATTTGACTTCTTCAAATCGTTGGATAGTAACTGGGCCCTCGGGATCCAGAAACATCTTGCGATTGAGATAATCGGTCTTTGTGGTTAGGTTGTATTGTTCTTTGCTCATAATTTGCATGCCTCGCAGTCTTCCGCATCATCAAAATCTATAGGCATGAGTGGCGCATCTTCTGCTGTCTCTTTACTGCCTTGTTTGTTGATTAGACTGTAATAAAAAGTTTTCAATCCCCACACATGTGACTGCATGAGATTTTTAGCAATCAGTGTGGTGGGCACTTTGCGATCAGCAAAGTGTGCAGGATTGTAGAATGTGTTGGTCGAGATACTTTGGTCCACATAGGCTGCGATCACTGCTGCTGTTTTGAGATAGCCTTCGCAGTCCTTTTGTTCCCACATCATCTGATATTTGTTTTTTAACTTGTGATATTCAGGAACCACTTGTACAAAACTACCGGCCTTACTTTCTTTCACGCTGATTAGGCTCATAGGCATTTCAATACCATTGGTTGAGTTGATCACCACACTACTAGATTCCACGGGTGCCACTGCCATCTGTGTGGCGTTACGCACACCATGAGTTTTCATGTTAGTGCGTAGTGTTTCCCAATCCAGTTCTGGAGCGAAGTCAGCAAGATCATTCACACCACGAGCTCGTAGTTCCCAAGGAAACACCCCTTTGCCATAGCGTGTGTGTTCGCTGCCCAAACAAGCACCGCGTTCTTGCGCCAGTTCTACACTTGCTTCTGTAAGATAGAAAGCCATGTGTTCCATCCAACTTTTAATTTCAGCTAGAGCATCCTTCTCCCCGTAACGCAGGCCTCTCTTGGCGTGCCAGTAGGCAAGGTTTGTGATGCCGATACCAAGTGGTCGGATCTCATCGTTGGACAGTTTTGATTGTATGGATAAGAAGTCTTGGTAATCAAGAATGTTATTGAGACTGCGGTGCAGAATGCGGGCAGCACGACGAATATCTTCTGGATTACGGAAGGCTCCCCAGTTGAGACTTCCCAACGTGCAAAGTGCGATACGACCAGCAGGATCATCCAGCCGCTTAAAGGAAACAGTAGGTAAAAGTATTTCACAGCATAAGTTACTCTGGTAGATGGTGTGATATTCCGGATCGAATGGTCCTTGGCTCATCACATTGTCAATGAACACTAGATATATACGTCCAGTGTCTGTTCGTTCTTTGAGAATACCACTCTTGAAAACTTCTTCCGCAGCCATCGTCTTCTTACGCAGGCCTTTCTGCTTTTCATATTTGCAATAAAGTTCTTCAAACCTTGCAGTATTTTTATAAAATGCTTCATATAAGTCAGGGACCTCGTTGGGGTCAAAGAATGTTATGTTCTCTTTGTTTTTAAAACGCCGCCAGAAAAATGCGGATAGAACCACACCATAGTCCATGTGTCGCACACGGGTTTCTTCTGTGCCTTGATTGTTCTTGAGAACAATAAGATCATCAAACTGATGATGCCAGATAGGATAAAAAACAGTAGCACTTGCATTGCGGATACCTCCTTGTGAGCACGAGCGTAAGTCACCGAACCACTTCTTTAAGAAAGGTATCATGCCGGTGTGCATGATTTCTCCACCACGGATAGGACTACCTAACGGACGCAATCTACCAATCTCGAGACCAATGCCGGCGCGTTTGCTGGCATACTTAGCCATCATTTCTCCTGAAGCAAAAATGCTGTCCAGGTCATCATCACTACGGATCAGAACGCAACTGCTAAACTGCTTGGTTGGAGTACCAAGACCAGCAAGGACGGGAGTAGCAAGAGTGAACAAACCATCACTGGCGGCGTTGTAATATTCCTTGATATAGCGCATCCTAGCTGTGTTAGGCTCTTCTTTGTGGAATACAGTGGCCGCTGCCACCATGTACCGAATTTGAGGTGTTTCATATGTTTCCTTTGTGGCACGATTCTTCACTAGATACTTCTCAATCAACTGCTCAATTGCGGCATAACTCAAGGATTCGTCTTTATCGTGGTCAATCATGTCCTGCATGCGGTTCCAGTCGTCTTCACCATACCACTCTAACAGTTCAGGAGTATACAGACCAGTTGCGACATTCTTCTTTACAATCTCATACAAGTGTGGAGGATCATAACTGCCATATACATCTTTGCGTAGCATTGACAGGCGTTGTTTGCCGGCCACATACTGATAGTTGGTATGACCCACGTCAGGGTTTGATTCCACGTCAATGAGATCCACGATGGCTCTCAGCGTGATACCATCAATTTCTTTGGTAGTGATGCCATCGTAGAAATGCATCTGTGCTTTGATCTCTACCATGCTTTGACTGACGTCTGCTATACCCGAACATACCTTGGCAATTTGTGTCTGCCATTTTTCTAGTGCCAATGGCTCTTTGCGGCCATTACGTTTAATAACTGTGATCTGTGTCATGACTGCTCAATATAGTTGTTGTTTTACTTCGCGCTGGGCGACGTGATGTTTGCTTTGTTGGAGACGGGTATTTAACTCAAGATCACTACCCCAATTCAATATATATTTTCCACCTTGGACCTGGACTAAATTGCCCTGTTCGGTCTCTATCAACTCAGCATCTTGTATATCATCACGATCCAGCACAGTGATAGTATACAGGATTCCCAGCCCACGAGCAAGATCACAATAGATATTATCGCTCAAAAGTTGCCAGGGATCAGGCCAATCTTGCCGATCGTCCCAGTGTAGATGATATGCTCGCCATGGTGTTTTTTGCCACCAAGCATTGATTTCTTTCAAGGCATCGGTGGCAGGAAGATCTTGAACGCGATCTCGCAATGCTGTCCACGCCGCTAGGCGTTGTTCAAAGGTTGAACACCACATCAAGCAAGTCTGGTTACTGAGTAATTTATGATAGCATCATTGCCGGTGCTGGTAGTTGTAGCCAACCAACTTACAATACTGGCTGTTTCGCTTACAGAGAATGTCACACCTGGAGATACATTTTCCACCCCTGAGTCTTGACCATTCAAGTCGGTGCCAGCAGCATCAGTTCCGGCTACAATAATATAAACACCGGTCCTGGTAGCAGTATCTCTAATTATGGTATAATCGATCTGAACAGCCCGCGTCGCGGTAGCATCAAAGGTCAATATAGTTTGTGAAGCAGTGTCATCCAGCAATGTGTCACGGATTCCGGTTTCACGAATATACACGCCTTGCTGAATCTGATTAGCACTGTCAATGGCTATGCTAACACCGGCGTTGATGTTGATACGAGGATAGGTAGTAGAGTACGCTGTGGTTCGTTGGAACATGTCACCAATACTGACATTGTTTTCACCTACAAAATCAATAACCGACGAAGCAGGCGCAGTAGTACCACCAAAATGATTGCCTACATCATAAAACATATTGTAACCACTGGCATTCATTACAGTATTGGCAGAAATAAGGATACCCTGCACATAGATGTTATCGAATACATTGCCCAAGATACGGAATCCTGTGGGACCACCATTTACCGGAGTAGGATCACCTAACAAGATACCTTGATACAAAGTATCAAATGTGCTTTCAGTGATCAACACACCGGCTACTTGATTGGGAGTATTCACTCCCCAAGTGGTACCACTAAACAAACATCTACGGAAAGTGATGTTGTTGCATACCAAACTCAATGTAGACGAGAAGCGCACACCGGCTATGTTGTCCACGGTATCTACTAGATCGGCTGGTACCAATGAACCTTGGAAACTCACATCCACAAAAGTACATTGTTCAGCGTCTTCTACCAAGAACACATCTACTAGTTCTAAACTTTCAAATCCCATATTGGATATCATGATATCTCGAGGAGGAGTGGCTCCATTGTTACCAATATTCACACCTGTTTGTTGTAGACTATCTCCAAATCTTGCCACATACTCACTGAGAGCAGAAGTAGGGCTGGATGTGTCCAGCACGATCACGCTGGAGTTGATACCTTCGCCATACAACATGGCATATGGAGGAATCACAATTGATTCAGTGACTAGATATCTACCAGCCGGAAAGAACAAGGAACGGCGTATCTGTGGGTTGGATTCTCTGCAATATATCTGATACAGCGCACGATTGATAGCTTCCGTGTCATCTGTGATACCATCGCCCACTGCACCAAAATCTAACACACTGGCAAATTGATCTAGCCATTGTTGTAGATTCAAACTTACCGGACTACCCGATGTGGCACCTGTTTGAACAGTATAACCAGCGGCTTTGCCTTTGTAAGTATAAGCACCGCCTACTAATAGGATATCTGAAAATTCAGTTAAAACTTCGGTGTTTCCTATCACCGGGGCACCGTCTTGCAGCGTGCCATTACCAATGAACAGTCTGCGTTCATCAATTGCCCAGCCTAATTCTGCGCCGGCCAATTGTGGTAGGTTTTCTGCAAGACCTTTACGGTTTGTGATTCGTGATACTTGAACTATTGCCATGGGAGTCCTAATTCTGTGCTGTATTTAGCCAGAATCAGTCAGGGCTGTTAGATGTGCCGGGTGTAGTATTCTTCTACTTTGCGCCACCATAGATCACGATAACGATCATATTCTGTGCCCTCTAGCACAAACTCTTGATATTGCGGTTTTGAGATGAGATTGTGATTTGCATCAACATCAGGTTTCACACACATCAAGATCACGCCTTTGCGTATTTTTGTACCATGCAATTCGTTGTGTGCTTCTGCATAGGCGCATAACTGCACAAAATAATCATCAATCCATTCGCGCTTTTTAGGCTTGTTGGTTTGCTTGTAATCCAAAATTGATTCTTCATTTAGATGTATGCCGGCACCATCAGTTGTGCCTGCGTAGATTTTCGGAAAGTATAGCGGAACTTCAATGCCCCAAAATTCTGTTACGTTTTTCAATCCATCACGGATCACTGTCTTGGCCATCTCGTGACTGCTCCAACTGAATGGATTAGTTCCCCGTTCTTTGATCTCACCTTTTTTTACATAGTCTTCAAGATAGGTATGCATCCTGGTACCACGGTTGGCTGCTTCTGTGGTGATCTGTTGTGCTTTTTCCACACCCACAGCACGTCGCCAATTGTGTAGTGCTGCCTTGCTGGCTTCGCTCTTGGTCTTGTCCAATATAGTAG